ATGTCAGGTTGCTGCAAATACTGCTCCATGATTTGCAGACCAAATTGCGGAGGTGTGCCAGGCTTGATGTTCTTGGGAATGCCGGCAAAGATCTGCGTAAGATCCTGCTGTTCGTCCTCCACTAGCTGTTGCTGGGCCTGTTGCACGGGACGAATAATGCGCTCGGCAATGTTAGGATCAATGGTGGAGATGAATGCGGTGCAGAGGGCAGAATAATCAATGATTCCATCGCGGTCGAGGGACTGAGCAGCCTGAATAATGGCAGTCCATTTCTCACTCATCCGCTTGAAGTCAGTGGATTGCACGTCCCATGACAGATAGAAATCAAACTCTTCGTTGATGTCACCCTTGTTGAACAGTTGAAGGTTGGTGTCCTTAACGCCCATTACGCGGAACATGACTTCATCTTGTCCGTACTGCTTGTAGAGCTTCCAGACCTGTCGGAAGGTGCGTGACAAACAACTGAGGAATTTATCCACCTCAAATTGATTGTAGATGGGGTCAATGGCAGGGTCACCCTCACGAGAGGCAAATCCATTGTACTCCTTGAATGAGGCTTCCAACAACGTCTCGGACGTGTTGGTGTTCATGTCAGGAATAGGACGATCTGCGTAATGGTATTCGTTGGGCCTGCGCTCCGAAATCATGGCTCCTGGCCCCCAGCGTCCTGGTGGGCGTCCTTGCGGGTAGCAAATGGGCGGAAGGATGCCTAGAGAGGCCGCGTCAATGCGACTATCTTTATGCGCCTTGATTTGGTCCTGCCAAGGCTTGCCTGGTTCTGGTACGCCGCGTGAATCGTGCAACTTGCGGCTCAGATACTCGCGACGGTACAAAACAAACGGATACTCGCCGTGGGCGTAACCAAGCAGACCTGTTTTGGCGTAGCCGTCATGGTTCTGATCGGCAGGCAGCATCGGGTTAAAGATGGTGCAGTAAATTCCTGGCGTTCCATCTTCGTCTGACAAGCGTTGGTAAGCGTAGACAACGCCAATGCGGTCAGTGAACCGCTGTTGAGTGTAGACGAAGGAACGACTGATAGGTTGAAGGTACTCGCTGGGGCTAATGGTAATCAGTTGTCCGCGTACTTTCTGAATGGCAGCTTCCACCCAATTCTCGTCCCAGCCATCGGTCTGTACCAAGGCACGCAATTGCTCCGCGGTAAAATACTCTACGCGGTAGATACCTGGCGTATGTTCAAGATCGGTAGAAAAGGATGGGATAAAAACGTGCTCATCCAGATTAAAAGCGCGGATGATGGGGTAGGACCGCTCAGGACCGTCCATTGGCACGGTGGTTTCACCTGTGTCGCGCAACTCTTTCAGCATCTTGCCAGCTTTGCCTTTGGAGCAATCGTATTGCTTGACAAAGATTTCCTTTAGGTCGTCGGCTGCGCTCTTGTCTTCCAAGAGGGCCATGATGTCGATAGCAGGAAACTGCTCTTGCAAATCTTGCAAACGGACGCTGACCATAACCTTCTCTTTGCGCTTCTCCCAGAATTGACCCATGACGGCAATGCCTTTTTCGTCCATGAAGTTAGCGCACATCTCAATCTCGCGCTCAATTTCAGGAATTTGCGTCTGAATCATCCAACGCATAAAGTTGCTGACGAGCTGGCTGCGGGAACCGTCCTCTGAGCCTACGGGTACAGCGGTAAGGTTCGAGCGTTTAAACGCCATTCCCTTCATCGCAACTTTCTTGTTGATGATATTATCAACGAGGAAGCAGCGCAAATCGCTAGCACCATCCCACGGAGTGGGGCTTACTTTGCTACCTTCGCGAGAATGCTTTTTACCATCGGCAGATTGACCGTTCCAGATAGCGTAACGTGTCTCGTAGTTCAACCGGCATTGATCAATAAATGGCTGGTTGTCGCGCACGCAATCTTCAAAGGCTTTCTTCAGCAGGTTGAAGTTTGGACCTTCGTTTTCAGACGGGGCCAATTGAAGGCCAGGGTCTGAAGTCATAGATTTGGCATTGCCGTCAATAGAACTCATAGGCTTATGTCACGACTATTGTAGGTTTTTAATAAATCAAGCAATCAATAACTCCAAGTCCTATCGTCAATCTGCTTATTGGCGTGCGGATCGACAAAGGAGCACTGGGAAACCAACAGGTACCGTAAACAGTCAATAGGATCCTTGCTAGCTTCGTCTTTGCCACCCTTGGCTGTATATTCCTGCAAGGAATAGATCAAATTTTGGCAGCGTTCGCTGATGTAAATTTTGGGCGCGTTGAGGGATGATATGGGTTTGCTTTCATCGTAGGAAAACAAGCCATTGATAAGCTGGATGCCGTTCTCGATTTCAACGCCAGGGGCTGGCAGAAAAATCATACCGGCATCGTCAAGCTCGCTGATAATTGTGGTAGCTCCATCCGCAGATTGTTTTTCGGCAGCACCTAGGCGTGGATCGATAAACCGCTCAAAGATAGTTTCCCCTTCCTCGCAATGTTTCATCAATTCGACGTAATCGTTGATGCCTCTCTTGGATCCTTTCTGAGCTGGGCCTGCTTTACCCTCGGGTCCGGTGCCTGGCAATGCCCAATCGTCGTAGTCGGGCCACTCGCGGTAAATCCACCACGTCCCTGCGGCATCAATCGCTGCCCAGATCATAAACCAATTTTTGGAGCCAGCGGGATCCAGCACCATGTAACGGGTAACATTGTAATCCACGTTGTTGGTCCACGGCAGTTTTTCGTGAGGGATGACGTTGACCTCTTTGTTGAACCCAGGAAACACGCTGGTCATGCTCTTGGTCGGCACGCCATAGGCACGGGCAAACACTTCATCTTTGGAGCGACCTAACAGTTTGTTCCTAAAATCTGAGGTATCGATAAAGCTGTTATCCTCTGTCCAAAAGTAATAAATGATGGTCCCAGGACGCGACAACGATTCTTGAACGACAGGAAGCTCGCGGCCTACGAGCGGGGCAAAACGTTTCTCTAACGTGCGAGTCTTGCCAAGGATGTCCTGCACCAAGGGTGTCCAGCCAGTAAGCGTGGTAAACGTCAGGAGAATGCGCCCGTGGTAGTCGGTAGTGCGGTACTGCAATGTCTCAAACATCTTCTGCGGGCATTCCTCGTCGCACCAAATTAGATGCGCCTTAAAACCTTCAGCTACTTGGGCATCGGCTTGATAGCTGCGGTAGTTGCTAAACTTAATGCTGCCTCCACGCCTAAATCCATTAACGGGTGGGAGGATGCAAATGTTGTCGGTAAAACCGTTCTTTTGGGAGTATTGAACGCTGTGATTAAGTCCTTTCTTGGTGGGCAAGTTGCGAATGCCATCGGGCAGGGCGTCCCAGATCATGCGTTGCTGATCTTCGATGGATCGGTCCTCGTTTACGTGGTAGGCCCGAACCTCTGCACCAGGGATTGTCCCTGCCGCCCAAACGCATAACCTGCTGGCTATCATCGATTTTGAACTACGATTTCCGCCCAGGATGACATGGTTTGTGTACTTGTCCCAGTTCTTCATCATGGTCTGCCATGATGGGAGGATCCAACCTGCACCTACCGGATTCATCAAAGCGTCGTGATTGCGTTGCTCACGAAACGTCAAGTACTCGGCCAGCTTCTCTTTAGGCCAACTCATCAGAACCGAATCAGGTGGATTAGAAACCCACGGAATTCCAAAGTCAGGTTTAAAATCATCGCAGTAATGAACATCGCCAAGTGCCATAATAAGATTATTTCTTCTTTTTGAAAGGTTTGATCACCGTTGCATAAGCCACACGGCTTATTTTCAACTGTTTCCAAGTAATGATGCCTTGGCCATCAATGTTAATGCCTTCAGGTTCTGCACTGACTGACAGACGGGCGTATTCCCTTGCGCCCTCAATGTCCGGTTCAATTAACCATTCGTTAATTTTTGTACGAGTAATCATTGGGCAGGGTGAGATGCGTTTCCTGCAATAGCCAATGATTCTTTTTATCAACACATCAGGTATTAGAAACGCTAATAACAACAAATGCTGTGAATTTTTAGCTTCAAAGCCTGAGTAATGATTGCAGGTTTATTGCATGGCCACTAAACGAATCCTCATTGGAACTCCGCTCAAGGGCGATATTCCTAAATCTTATTTTCGGACTAGCCTAGTTATGGCGTCCGCCAAGATTCCTGATGTCAAACTAGACTGGATTTTACTAGATGGTCCTGCGGTACAGATTGCCCGCAACGAAATTGCAGCTTACGCTATTGAGAACAATTTTGATGAAGTCATCTTCTGGGATAAGGATGTCTTGGCGCAACGCAACGGGGTTGATGTCACGGACAGTGCATTGATGCGGCTGATCGGACATGACAAAGATATTGTCACGTCGGTCTACGCCTCTCGATCCTTAGACACGCATTGGCACGTTACGCCGTTGCATGGTGAGGTGGCTAACGAGGAAGGATTGCAGAAAGTAGAACGCGCAAGCATTGGTTTTTCTAAAATCAAGGTGTCCGTGTTTAAAGCTATTGCTCACGATAACCCAGATCGAGTGGCTATGCTGTTGGATCCTAATCGTGCGCCACGTTCCATTCCTGAACTGTTTCCTATGGAACTCCAAGGACGCAACATTCCGAGCTACCGTTTGCAACAGATCAAGAATGCCATGACTGATTGCAAGAATGATGATAAGTTGCGGATGCGAATTGAACGTGAGTTGTCCGTGCGCTACGATGAACCCAATGCCTACCTTTCGGAGGACTATGGGTTCTGCAAGCTAGCGCGGGAGTCTGGCTACGACATCTGGATGGATACCCTGATGGTACTTGGTCACGAGTCCAGAGTCACACTGCCTATTGAAACGCCCAAGCTCATGGAAATGTTGTCCGAGCCTTGGCGCAAAGAAGAATTGGCCGTAATCAAAACTCAACTGATTGAACAGAACCAGAAGGCTAAAGGAAAAAATAACAACCTCCGCAACTGACCATGAATGCTGACTACAAAGTAATTACCCCTGAGCAACGGTGGCACGCTGGCCGACAAGCAGAGGCGTTCTTTAGCCTGCTGGACGCTCACGATAAACTTAAACAAGAGCATCTAAAGTTGCAGGAAGAAATGAAAAAGCTCCGCAAGGCTATCAAAACAGGCAAGCCCACTTAGTCCTTAACAGCCCCTGTCTTTTTGCTGATCTTAGCGTCGATGTCATTGCAGTTACCAATGTCTACGGGGGCTGATTGAATCGTAGGCACGCCCGTCTTGCCACTCAAGCGGGCGACAATCTCCTCCTTGCTCAGAGAGCCATAGTTGTTAACTTGGATATTAACGTTGGCCCCTTGCGTAGCGTTTAGACCGGCAATGCGTTGCCGTTTGTCAATCGCTACCGCCAAGTTAAACCCCAGCGTCTGTAAGGGTGTGTCGTCTACTGTTTCCAGCATCCGGTCCACAATCTTATCCGCCAAGGTATCCAGCTTGCCTATGAGTCTTTGATTAAATTCTTCCACGGTAATTCCTACAATACGTTGCAGAACC